ACTGCTGTGATGAAGTACATCAAAGAAACTGATGAACTAACACGCATTACTGGCATGAATCGTCAAGAACAACAAAAAGCTCTTGATGAAGCCATGAGCCGAGAACAGTTTGCAGCATCTATAGCAAAAATACAGCGCGAACAAGGTAAGGAAGCCGCAGAAGCAGCCAAGAACACTCACGCCATGTTATATGCTATTGATCCCAAAGCTGGACGGCAATTTGCGGACAGTCTTTCGGGATTCATTGGCTCAAGTGAAGATGCTCAACAAGCATACATGGCCACCGGTGGTAAGATCACAGAAGTAAGCAATCGGTTCATGTCCGGGCAAATTAAATCTCAAAAGGATGCTGTAGCAGCCGCCCAGGAACTGGCTGTAGCTTATGGGCAAACTGCGGAACAGTTTGAAGGTCAGGCTTTGATGGGGAATCTAAGTTCTACTGTAGGCAGCGTTCAGATGTTGTACAAAATGCAACAAGCTGCCAGCAACGATCTCAATGCAAATTATGAGCAAGCAGTCAAAGATGCAGAAAAGCGTGACAAAACAACCACGACAATGGCCCAGGCTGAAAATGCAACTAGAGAAACTCAACTGAAGTTACAAGAAGAACTCAACAAGTTAATGCCTGCATACGTTGAAAAAACTGCTGCTGCTGCTGAAGCAAATAGAAAATTAGTAGAAGCTACTGGCAAACTTGCCGAAGATGTAATGGATAAATTATCGCCAGCATTTGAAAAATTGTTTGAAGCATTAGGTCCTATGGTAACAAAAATAGGCGAGTTAATGAAAGACCATGTGCTGCCAGCATTGGTAAGAGCAATAGAAGGCCTAGCTAAATTTATAACAAAAGTTACTGGCGGGATTTTTGATATATTTGAAGCCGATGGCACAGATGCTAAAGTTAAAGCCTCTGGCAAAGCTGAATTGGGAGAAACTGTAGGTGAAATTGGCGGAGCCTACGCTGGCATGAAAGGAGGGGCAGCTCTTGGCACAGGAATTGGAACTGCGCTTATGCCCGGTGTGGGTACGGCCGTTGGCGCCGTTGGCGGTGGCCTTGTCGGAGCACTTCTTGGATATCTTGGAGGTGGAGCATTAGGAAGAGGCGCGGATGCATCAGCACAAGACAAAAGTGGTATGCAACAACTTGCAGCTATGTTTGGCAGAAAAAATGAAGCAGAAGTAGAAATAAGTGAAAGAGATAAAGCCTTTTTAGCAAAACAAAAAGAAGGTATTCCGGTGCAACCCAAAGCTGCTGGTGGCCCAGTTTCAGCTAAAACACCTTATCTAGTAGGCGAAGAAGGCCCAGAATTGTTTGTTCCAAGCCTGGCCGGCGACATTGTACCCACTGGTCAGCTGCAAGGAACCAGCGGAGCAGCACTGAAACAAAGCGCCGCAATTGAAAAAATTGTTGATCAAATTGTTTTGGATATCAAATCAAGACAAAAAATTTCAGACATTGATGCTGACCGCGCAAAAGATCACAGTGAAGAACTAAAAACTCAAACTGCTAAAATTAACAAGTCTATCAACGACATTGTTGTTAGCAGTAAAGAACTAGACAGTATTACCAAAATAGATCTCAAACGTGCTCAAGACTACAGTATTTTTTACAAAGGATTCATTGAGACCAAAACCAAGTTTGAAAAAGATCAACTGGAAGCAATAAACTATCAACTTACCGAAGGATCTAGTGGTGGGCAACAAGGTGGCGGCGGTAGCGGTCTGAAATTACCCAGCATGCCTGGGATTGCAGGCATGGGTGGCGGGCAAGGACTGCAAACTACCAAGCAAGACGACTTGTCTAAGATGGGATTGAATATCAAAACTGGCGATGTGCAAGCAGAAGGTGCAGGCATTAGTCCTAGATTGATTGAACTGGCTCGTCAGATACAAGGGGGTGTGCCGGGATTTGGGTATTTCAGCGCATTCAACGACAAGTTCCATCAAGAGACAGCACCCGGTAGTCAGCATGCTAAAGGCCTGGCACTAGACTTTACTGTGGCGCAACCACCTAGCAAGGAAGAAGGCAAATCTATTACTGATTGGCTCAAAGGCCTAGGCGCCAGTTTGGCCATTGATGAATACAACAATCCCAGTTCAAAATCCACAGCAGGGCATTTCCATGCACAAATTCCCGGGTTTGAAGAAGGTGGAATGCTGGGTGCAGGCAAAGTGGGCATTGCAGGCGAAGGCGGCAAACCAGAATTGATATCTGGTCCAGCTAGTATTACACCAATGAATGACCTAATGGGTGCATTGAACAATCTCAATGCTGTGATGGAACGCAGCCATAGCACACTGTCTGAAATTGCTAGAATCAGCAAAGCCACCAGTGACTCAAGCGCCAAGATGCTGTCGTATGCACAGAACTAACGGTAAATAAACAACCATGGCAGAACAAAACAAACCCGGCTGGAAAAAATATTTCAAAGTAGCAGACACGTCTGGAGTAATGAGTCCAATTTCGGGCACCAACCAGTTTGGGTTTCCGGGATACGGCAAGAACGATGGCGGAATGGGCAATACTAATGAGTTTGGATTTCGCAACTATGCCAGTAGACTGCCTGAAGTTTACTCTGGCCACCCCAACAGAATTGAGCGTTACAACCAGTATGAGAACATGGACATGGACTCGGAAATCAACGCCTGTTTGGACATTATTGCAGAGTTCTCCACACAGTTAAACGAACAAAACGGCACGCCGTTTGACATTGACTATCAAGACAAGCCCACTGATCACGAAATTGAAATCATCCGCAAGCAGATGAAGCAGTGGGTCAAGCTAAACAAACTGGACCAGCGCATATTCAAACTGTTCCGCAACACCATCAAGTATGGCGATCAAATCTTTGTGCGTGATCCAGAAACATTTGAAATGATGTGGGTAGACATGAGCAAGTTGGCCCGTGTGATTGTGAATGAGTCAGAAGGCAAACGTCCTGAACAATATGTGATTCGTGATATCAATCCCAACTTCCAAAATATGACTGTGGCAGCAAAAACCACCACAGACTACATGACCAACCCAGTTACTGGATCAATTTCTGGCAGCTCTAACTACACCATGCCCAACGGCGGCACAGGTGGCGGTGTGGGCAATAGCCGCTTTATGACAGCCATGAATGAAGTTTGCTTAGACGCCAAACATGTGGTGCATATGAGCCTGAACGAAGGCCTAGACACATTTTGGCCATTTGGTAAAAGTATTCTGGAAAACATTTACATGGTGTTCAAACAAAAGCAATTGCTAGAAGACTCAATCTTGATCTATCGTGTGCAACGTGCTCCAGAACGACGAATCTTCAAAATTGACGTGGGCAACATGCCGTCGCACTTGGCCATGCAGTTTGTAGAGCGAGTGAAAAACGAAATGCATCAGCGCAGAATCCCTACAGTAACAGGTGGTGGAAACAACATGATGGATGCGTCTTACAACCCACTTTCAGTAGGTGAAGACTACTTCTTTCCACAAGGTCAAGACGGTCGAGGATCGTCAGTTGAAACATTGCCCGGCGGTCAGAACTTAGGCGAAATTGACGACTTAAAGTATTTCAACAACAAAATGGCCCGTGGCCTGCGTGTGCCATCTAGCTATTTGCCCACTGGCCCAGACGATTCAGACCGTGTGACAAGTGACGGAAAAGTAGGCACAGCCCTTATTCAAGAGTACAGATTCAACCAGTATTGCGAGCGATTGCAAGCGTTAATTGTGCAGAAATTAGACGACGAATTCAAGATGTTCTTGAAGTGGCGTGGGTTTAACATTGACTCTAGCCTGTTTAACATCAAATTCAATGCACCACAAAACTTTGCAAGTTATCGACAATCAGAACTGGATAACACCAGAATAACGTCTTTTACAGCGTTAGAGCAGTTGCCTTACATGAGCAAGCGTTTTATGTTGGAACGTTTCTTGGGATTGACCGAAGACGAAATTCAAAAGAACGAAGAGTTGTGGCGTGAAGAACATGATGACGTTGACGCACCTCCTGTGGCTGGCAGCGACTTGCGAGCTGTGGGTGTAACGCCAGGGGGCATGGAAGCTGACATAACCACTGGTGAAGAAATGGCTGCTATGAATCAACCAGGCGCAGAAGGCATGACAGGACCTGGAGCAGCGCCTCCAGCAGCCGGCCCCGGAGCACCTGGAACGTTATAAATAACAACATGCTACTGACAGAAATCTACAATCAACAGCCCGAGGCTTATCAAAGTCTTAGCCAGGACAACAGTCAGCTGCAACTCAGCGACTTGCGTAAAACTCGTCTTACCTTGCGCCAGCTAAACAAACTGCGCAAGATGAACGACATTCGTTCTGTAGAATTTAAAGACAAACTCAAACTGATACGCAAACAGTATCAACCCCCAGCACAACCCTTAGCCTAATCAGTCGGCAAGAAAAAACAGCCGTTTTGAGGGGTAAACACTATAGTTTTTGACTGTTATATTAAATAACAGCACACTTTACCTATAGGAGTTTACCCAATATGAACCGTTTTGAACAATTGATCGAATATGTGATCAACGACGAAGATGCAAAGGCCCGCGAACTTTTCCACGACATTGTTGTGGAAAAAAGCCGCCAAATCTATGAAAACTTAATGGCCGAAGAAGCCGAAGAAGAATTAGACGAAGCTGAAGAAGACGACCTTGACGAAGGCATGATGGGCGGCGACGCTGCTGATGACCTTATCGACAACGTTGAAACTGAAGAAGAAATGAGCATGGAAAGCGAAGATGACGCTGATGCTGAATTTGACGACGAAGCTGAAGAAGCTGGTGCTGACCTAACTGGTGATTTAGAAGCTGATCACGATGAGTTTGGGAGCGACGAAGGTGGTAGCGACGAAGCTGCTACCAAAGACGACATTATGAATTTAGAAGACAAACTGGACCAGTTGATGGCCGAGTTTGAAGCTGCCATGGGCGGTGACGACATGGGTGGCGACATGGGCGACGGTGACGGTTTTGGTCCAGAAGAAGGCGGCGACGCTATCGAGATGGACGACACAGAAGAAATGACACCAGGCATGATGGAAGCCATCAGCTTGAAAGCAGCCCCAAAGCCAGTTACTGCTGAACAAGGCAACGGCAAAGCAGGTCCTGTAGCATTTAACTCAGGTGCAACTGGTATGGCCAGCAAGCCTGTTCACACTGGCACAGACGGCGGTGGCAAACATGATGCAGCCGGTGCTTACAGCAATCAAGTCAAAGAGCAGCCGGGTTACCAAGGTAATGGACACTATGGCAAACCTGGACCCGCACCAAAGCCTAAAATGGGCGCCGGCAGCGAAGGTCAAAACAACAAGAGCCCACTACCAAGCGGTCGTAAGGGTTAATTAGATGTCATCTAGATACCTAAGAGAAGATCTTACTTTTAGCCAAGCCAACATCCAAGTTTTGGAAGAAGCTGATGTTGGCGGCAAAAAGCACCTCTATCTCAAAGGCATTTGTATTGAAGGCGACAAGAAGAATGCAAATGAGCGTATCTATCCTCGACACGAAATTATCAAGGCAGTAGAAACCATCAACGAACAGATCCGTAACGGTAACTCCGTTTTAGGTGAAGTGGACCATCCAGACGATCTCAAGATTAACTTAGATCGTGTGTGCCACACAGTTGAAGGCATGTGGATGGACGGACATGCTGGTTGCGGCAAGTTGAAAATTCTGCCAACCCCGATGGGTGAATTGATAAAGACTCTGTTGACATCTGGCGTGAAGCTGGGTGTTAGCAGTCGTGGATCAGGTAATGTTGATGACAGAACAGGACATGTAAGTGACTTTGAAATCGTCACTATAGATGTGGTTGCCCAACCCAGTGCTCCTAATGCGTATCCTACAGCAATCTATGAAGGTCTCATGAATATGAGAAACGGTCATAAGATCTTAGAGATGGCTAGAGAGTCTGGTCAGGACGACAAAGTGAAGAAGTATCTCGCAAGTGAGGTTAAACGCCTCATCCGAGAACTTAAAATCTAAGGAGAATGAGGCATGTTTGATGCTATTAAACCATTGCTAGATAGCGGATTAATTAACGAAGATGTCAGTAAGGAACTCAACGAAGCTTGGGAATCTAAACTGACAGAAGCTCGTGAATTAGTTCGTGCTGAACTTCGTGAGGAGTTTGCACAACGCTATGAGCACGACAAGTCAGTGATGGTAGAAGCCCTAGATAAGATGGTAACAGAAGGTCTCGCAGGAGAACTGGCTAACGTTGCTGCTGAAAAGCGTAACCTGGCTGAAGACCGTGTGAAGTTTCAACACAAGATGAAAGAGTCAGCTACAAAGTTTAACAGCTTTTTAGTTACCAAACTTTCTGAAGAAATTTCTGAACTGCGTAAAGACCGTAAAATGCACGCCGAAGGTGTCAATAAACTTGAAAACTTCGTTGTGCAGGCTCTGGCTAGAGAAATCACAGAATTCGCAAAAGACAAACGTGATGTCGTAGAGACAAAAGTGCGTCTGGTGCGTGAGGCTCGTGAAAAGCTAGAAGGACTCAAGTCACGATTCATCAAAGAATCTGCACAAAAAATGAGTTCTGCTGTTAGCCGTCATTTGAAGGCTGAACTGAACCAGTTGCAAGAAGACATCCAGGTTGCTCGCGAGAACAATTTTGGTCGTCGTATCTTTGAAGCGTATGCCACTGAATTTGGCGCTACTCACTTGAATGAGAAAGCCGAAGTTCGTAAGTTGCATGACACAATTGCGCACAAAGACAAGAAATTGTCCGAGGCAATTCGTCTCACCATGAAAGCCAAAGTCTTGGTTGAGAATAAAGAGCGCGAACTGCGTATGATTAAAGAATCCAATGAGCGTCAAAGCACAATGGATGAATTGCTACGTCCCTTAAACAAGGAAAAGCAAGAAGTCATGCGTAATTTGCTTGAAAGCGTCCAAACTAACCGTTTGAAAAACGCATTCGAAAAGTATCTACCAGCAGTGTTGGAAGACCGATCAGCTAAAGCCCGCAAGGTGATTTCTGAACAAGTATCCGCAGTTACCGGTGATAAGACAGTTCCACAAAAGTCAGAATCTGATGATGATCGCAGCAATGTGATTGACCTCAAGAGACTGGCTGGACTGTGATAATAAAAATTTAGGAGACTTAAATGTCACAAGAACTTTTAGAAAGTCGCTGGGGCGAGACCAAAGAAGCTCTGCTTGAAGGTCTGAACGGCACCAAGCGCAATTCCATGAGTGTTATCCTGGAAAACACCAAGCGTTACTTGAAAGAGAACGCAAGTGCTGGATCAACCTCTTCTGGCAACATTGCCACACTTAACCGTGTGATTCTGCCAGTTATCCGTCGTGTGATGCCAACTGTTATTGCTAACGAGTTGGTTGGTGTTCAGCCAATGACCGGCCCTGTTGGTCAGATCCACACTCTGCGTGTTCGTTACGCACAAAGTTTGACTGATACTTCTGCTGCTGCAACTTCTGTTACAGCCGGCCAAGAAGCATTGTCACCCTTTACAATTGCTACTGCATACTCTACAGTTCCTCAAGGTACTACTTCTACCAATGCTTACACTGGTGGAAACACAGCTACCATGGAAGGTACTGGCGGTAAGCAAATCAGCGTTCAAATCTTGAAACAAGCTGTTGAAGCCAAGACCCGCAAGCTGCAAGCTCGCTGGACTTTTGAATCTGCACAAGACGCACAAGCCATGCATGGTATTGACGTTGAAGCAGAAATCATGGCTGCTCTGGCTCAAGAGATTACCGCTGAAATTGACCAAGAGATTCTTTTGAGCTTGCGCTCATTGGCTTCTACTGAGTTCACATACAACCAAGCTACCGTTTCAGGTACAGCTACATTCGTTGGTGACGAACACGCCGCTTTGGCAGTGTTGATCAACCGTGTTGCTAACTTGATCGCCCAACGTACTCGTCGTGGCGCTGGT